GGTTAGAGAAGTATTTATTTGTAGCAAAGCACTCACCATTGATGTTAAGTAGTGCAGTTATTTCAGCATATAATAATTTAGCATTTGCAGTTAGGTTTTTATCATACCTAACCTCAGCACTTATTATAGCATAGTAGTTTGGTTGTTGTTTCATTGTCTTTAGTTTTAGTTGTGTTTTTGTATTTCTAGTTCATAGCACTCTGTATAGGTGGACATGACTACAGTCCACTCACTTACCTGTTCGTGAGTAAACCAGCAAAATCTTGCGTATAAGGCGTTCAATGGCTGTATGAACAGATAGTGCGTAATTTTCTTTTTAGGGTTGTTATGGGCTTTAAAATTGACTCTAAGCGTATTTCCACCACTTCTTACGCCTTTAACATCAATGTAATGTATCTCACCAATACCTTCCATAATTAAATCAGCCTCAACAACTGGTCTTTTCTCAAGCAGTAATGCTGCTTTATATTTTATACCATTGTTGTTCTCCATCAGATGTCTTGCAATAAGTTCTGCAAATATTCCTAACTGAGAGATAGAATGTTCTTGCTTACCTCTATATTTTTCTGTGTTTTTATTGTAAACATCAGCAGATAACATACTCCTTACCTTAGCAAGTTCATCAGATAGTTTGATGAAAGTGCTAGGATAAGTTGTTTTTTTCCATTTAATCATTAGAATGGTAAGTCATCATCTGTTTTTACTGTAGATTTCTTAGCAGTTGTTGGCTTAGAATCTTTTGGTGGCTCATAAGTATTTACATAAGCATAATGAGTTGCACCTTTCTCAGATGGTTCTCTCCTTTCTGAAATCACCATAGAAACCCAACCATTCTTTGAGTTTGCTTGTAGTTCATCCATCTTAAAGTTAGCAACCATCATTGTACCATACTTCGTATCAATATTTTTGATACTACTTGGTAAGTAAACCTTCTCTTTTTTGTCTGTCATTTTTTGATTTTTTAATTATATATAATTTAGTTAATGATTCATTGATATGTTCTAATTGAGTTTCAAGTCCTAATATTTCTTCATCCACCTCAACTTCAATAACCCTATCTTCTACTCTTTTAAAAGCATCAGAATCTTCTGGATAGTTATTGTAAAAGAACTCAAACTTTCTTGTGTGGTGTATAATAGATGCATGATGTAAGTTTGTTACTCTACCTATCTCATTAAGAGTTAATCCAAACATCTCTCTTAATATATAGATATACATCCTTTTAGCAAATATAATGTTTTTCTTTCTACTACCCAAAAACATTTCCTTCTGTTTAATGTTATAAATATCTGCTAATTCTTTTGTAATTACATTGTGGTAGTAATCACTAAATTTTAATCTTCTTCTTCTCATTTTGTTATAATTTTAATTTAAGTCGTACATTATTGTATCAACTATGTCTTGTGTTTTTAATCCAATAAAATCTGCTAATGTCTTGGCATGAATGAATCTAAGTGATGGTGGATTCTCTATAAACTTTCTACTTGTAGCATAATTAACTCCAAGTATCTTACAAAGTTTTAAATTAGAAACGCCATATATTCTTAGTAAAGCCTCAAACTCATTTCTGGATTCTCTGATTTGTACTAATGAATATTTATTTGTCATCTCTGTTTATGTATTTTTCAACCTTAGATTTCTCAACCTTAAATTTAGTTTTATCAAAATGATAAAAATCTATAAGTTGAATTTCATCTAGCAGTTTCAGTATATTATCTTCAACTATCTCACCTAAAAGGTGTTTCTTATTCCATATAATATAAGTGTAGGCTTTTAAAAAGTGATTAAAAATCTCTATGTCCAAATACTCCATCTTTGCACATTTTTTCCCATTGTTTTCTTGTGTCTTTTTCATATCTGTTTTCATATATTTTAGTTATTGTTTCTTCTGCTTCTAGTTCTGTTAAATCATTTATCCTGCTTAGAATATCAGATTTCATTCTTTCTGTAAAAGATGTTTGGTCAATGTTACTCTCAATGATAAGCCATTGGGTATGTGTAATACCACTAGGCTCACCATCAAGAATATTATCTATCCAATCATCAGACATTAATCTACAATCTCATCCTGACCAAATACTCCTTGCTCATAGAATCCTGCAATCTTTAAAACAACTCTGCTCATTGCTCTCTTTTCTGCCATAGAAACTGGAAACTTCTTACCACCTCCCATTAAGTTATTGTTAGATGCTTCACCAAAACTCATAGCGTTCTTAACATCATTACCAACTTTCATTGATGCTGCTGCTCTTAATACGCATATTCCTTTTTCTATATCCATATTGATTACTTCATAGGCAACTGTAATATTGTTTCTTGATACAATCTTATCAATTCCAGTTCTTGTGATAATTACAAACCCTCTCTTGTCTTTGTAAATATCTTCTTCTACTAAACCATTCTCTTTGTAAAGCCTTCTTAAAGCCTCTTTTCTTGTTTCCACTATTGGCTCAGGTTGTTTCTTCAGTTTTTCTTGCATTGTTTTTTTTGTCATTTTATTATTTAATTGATTAATACTCGGTTGTTGTGCAATATCATGCATTGCGTTAATTGTTTCTTCTCTTTCTTTCATAAATTCTTCTTTCATTCTTCCCATTTTTTCGTTTTTTTCGTTAATAGTTTCAAATTTATCTTCTGTCTTGTTGTAACAGTATTGTTCATCATCTCCCCTGTAGTATCTATCTCCAAAGTTTAAATCAGTCCTACTGTTCTCATCTTCCATAATGCCATCTTCAAAAATTCTGTCTGCTATGCTCATAATTGTTTATTGTTTTAGTTATTAATTGAGGCAAAGATATAAAATTGGAATTACCTACCAAAAGATTTTTAACAATTTTTAGATAAATGTTTACCTACTAGAAGTAAAATGTATAAAATTTATGAAGGCCAGATGATTACCATTAGAAATAATGCACTAAACGAGCCACTTGCCCACTTGTTTTTTCGTGCAAAAATCCTTCAACTGCTTTAGGAACTCCAACATATCCTTTTCTTGAGTGCCAACTATCAGTTCCTGATGGACTACGCATATACTCTACAGTAACTCCTATAAAATCTTTAGCATCTAGCCACTTATGTTTAACTTTGTGATGTAAATGATGTAGATACCAATATCTATATTTAGTTTCACTCCACATTACTGGCTTCTCTTGAGCCATCATTAAAGGTAAGTTTGCCATCTTAGCACCATCTCCATGCTCTAAGCCAATTAAGTTCTTACCATACTTATAATACTTTCTATGTGCTACACTAATATCAAAAGTAATATCTCTGTCGTTTCTAAACCAACTCTTTAATGCGTGTGCCAAATGAAATCCACTTTGGTAATCGTGATTACTCATTGAATGAACAATATCTACAGGTGCTATCTCTCTTAATATTTCTACACACTTAACATATAATGCTAATGCAACCTCAAAATGTTCCCACCACTTACCATCTACATCTTGACCTGTACCTGCTGTAGTTTGATTATATACATTATCAATATGTAGAACATCATTACCTATGCAAAATAATATCCTTTCTACCTCAAATCCATCTGCTTTGTATATAAGTCCTTCTAAGCCCTCTAAAACACGCATACAGGCAGTTTCAACATCATACCCATCACCAGTTTCAACTCCATTAGCATATTTACCTATATGTATGTCTGCAGGATTTATTACTAATAGATGATTAGCATCTTTGTTATCTCTTTTTACGGAAGGGTAGTGGGGTGAATGATTTTCAATGAAGCCACTAATCTTATCTAGCATATCATTTTCATTAGCAGTTATATCTTCTTTAGTTACAATGCTAAATCTATACTCACCACTAGCAGATTGCCAATGTTTGACACTTACAACATCATCTTTCTTTATACCCCTCTCTGAAAGGTGTATGTCTAACGCTGTGTTTCCATTAATGTTTGTTGTGCTTTCTGCTCTGTTTTCATAAACCATCTCAACCTCATCTTTAGATAGCCTAAGCCTTTTACCATATTTCTTCATAGTTTTATGTATTGGTTATGATGCAATTATACAAAAAAAAATGCTTATATAATACAAAAGTGAGATGTTTTTAAACATCCCACTCTTGAAAACTATAAACAATGAAAACAAAGATAGGCACAACCCTACCTGTTTTATGCAAAGATAATTATTTTTTACAATTATCAGTACAATTACATTTATTTTTTTCAAATACAGAAAAACATAATGGCAAAATACCTAGTCCTGTAAGTATTAAAGCATTATTATCAATACCGTTTTTCTCAATGTATAGACTAGCAGCAAGTACTATCACTCCACTAATGGTTCTTTTGCTACTCCATTTACCTTTAGTGTCTGTAAAAAGTTCTTTTACTGCTCTTAACAATTCTGTTATTGGTGCTATACCTCCCTTCATCAGCATAGACCCTATCCATTTCTGTATCACTATTTCTTCTTGTTGTACTTAGGAACAATAGCATCAATCATAGTATCTAGCCAACCAAAGATTTTGTTGTCTTTTTCTGTTGGAGTTAGATTAGTAACAACTTTTGCAAAAGCCATTATTCCAACCAATAATTCTAGCCAATTTTCTGTAATAAAATTCATAATATATATTTAATTAGTTAATATTCTGTTTAGTACCCCCAAATACAAGGGTTTGTTTTATCCTCATCACAATCAGTATGTATAAATTTGTTTTTAAAATCTATACCAAATCTTTCAAATCCTGCACCTCCTAATCCTCCCATTATTAGTGCTAAGTTTTTACCATTAGTAAAATGTATATCAGCAGCAATACCTTTTATATGAGATGAGGTTGGATTTTTCTTAGATAGTGGATGCTTTTCACATCTAAAACCAGAGTTTACCTTAAATGGAACACCTGCAATTCTTCTTGCTTTATCCATCATTTCTAAGAAATCACTATCAATGTAGTTTGTATTACAACCACACTTGCAATTAAACTCACTTCTTTTAAAGTATTTTAATTCCATTTTATTTGTTGTCTTTAATAGATTTGATAATATCTTCAAAGAAACTTTCAAAATCTTCTTTAATTTTATTTTCAGAGTCAATTTGTTCTAACTTTTTTATAGCCCAATTTACACCTGCATCTCCTCCCCAAGCATCCCACATAATACCTCCACATCCTTCATCATAAGGCACATCTTTATGTTGCTGGTGTCTTTTAAATGAAGCCATACGAGCAATAGTATCTCTGCTTAAACTTTCTCTGTTGGCTAATTGTCTTGCTCTAGTCCATCCAACTTGAGTTCCACAATCACTACCATTTTCCTCCTTATACTTTATAGCCCTCTTAGCATTGTTAGTTGCTGCTTTTGGGTAATCATTGTAAGTTTTAGCCATACTATGCTGTTACTACAACAAACTCAATATCAATTTCTGCTGTATCTGGAGTAGCAGATATTTGTGATATATCAGTAAAAGCACCGAAAGTCGTACTAGATGCTACTGCATCAATCTCATTATCCATCAATAAGAAAGATTCTCCTGCTTTTATTTTAATAAAGAAAGAATCTGCTGTCCCTGTAACTCTTAATGTTAAGAAATTAGTATCATCTAAATTCTTTATTCTGAAATATTTATAGTTATCTATATCTGCCTGTCCTGCATTATCTGCTGCACCAAAATTTATTATATCTGTAAACGTAACTGCTAAAGCATTATAAGGTATAGCCATTATTCTTTGATAAACCTCTCCATTATCTGTATAGGTTTTATTCATTGTATTACCATAACTAACACCATTAAGAGTATATTGTTCTGTTATTGTTACTGTTAAATTTTCTGCTGTTACTGTTGTTGCCATAATTTTTTATTTATTATTCTATTATTAATTCATCAGGGTCTACATCTGTACCTTCTGCGTTCTTTTCATAACCTAAGAACGAATGTACACAATCTACAGGAAATAACTCGTGTATTCCAAAGTCAAATTCTTCTGTAGTCATTAGGTCATAAAATACTCCATCATAATAAATAGGAGGAGTTAATTCTTTACC